TAGGGGCATTTACATTATACAAACCTACGTCTCTCAATTCTGTTCCAGATGAAAGCATTAGTCTATCAAAAGTTCCTGACGCATTTCTGTCTAAAGATACCATACCATTAACAGAACTAGGAGCAACAGAAACAGAACTAGCAGAACCACTCATTCTCTCTCGCCTTTGTCTCAAACCAGACTCTAACCTGTCATTGATTATAGTCTCTGTTCCTGTTTCTGTTCTTCGTAGCCCCTCGAATCCCATAGCATTTAGACCTTTGTCTATTGCACCTTGTCCGGTAAACATGGTAGTGGTTCGTCCGACTTGAGCCTGTTGTAAATTCTTTATTCCTTTATTGCTTTGCGGATCGAACTGTTCTAACAGACTTAGTGTTTGTCTGAACTTGGAGTAATCATGTGGTTCTAGTAGAGAATTAATTTCATCACCCACACCATTAAGTTCCATTGTAGCAGCACCAAATATATTTGTTCCTTCAAATCGAAGTATTCCCAGTGCTTCTTCAAGACTACTAGGCGAAAGCATAGAAGCGATACGACCTCTATCTCTTAATAAGGTCTGTGCTGCTTCCATTTGTTCTACACCAATACCATCTTCATTTCTCTCAAATGCTTGATGGGCTGCTCTCAGTCTCTCGTAAACTAAATGTTCGTTTTCTCGCAACAAACCTCTAGCAATCGTGTGCTTGGGTAGTTCTCCGGGGGCATCACCCTTCGCAGGATCACGCAGTACCATTCCTGTTCCGGGTATGGTATTACCAAATGCGTCTGTTTGCATTCCTACGTTAGTGGATCTGGTTCTGCCCTGCTTATCTTTGTCCATCATTCCACTGACATTTAACAGAACTTCGTTTGCTCTGATCTCGTCATTGGCTTCTTCGATCATCGCATTACCTATTTGATAAATTGCTTCGGTGATACCGAAACTTACCAGTCCACCAAAGAACCTACCCATGCTGATGGTTCTTGCTGCCTTTGATAAACCTGTAACTGCACTTGCCATTCTTCCTTGTTTTGCAGTCTGTGCCATTCGTGCTGCTTGAATTCCTGCAAATCCCATTTGTCCGGTTTGGGCAACCTTTGCAGTTGTAAAGAATCCTGTTACAAATTGTCCAACTCTAGATTTTGCAAGTGCTTTCAGTGGACCTGGTAGAATCATTGTACCCAACAATCCAAGATCCATTGCATCGAGTCCCGAACCCATTATCCCATCAGCACCAGCAGCACCGGCTCTTCCTCTCCCCATACCACCAATCGCAACAATAGATGGATTACCAACCAAAGCATCAGTGTTTGATCTAATCGCTCTAAGATGATCTACGACTTCATCTTCTTTTGCGACTATCTCGGTTTCTCTTACGTCACCTTCTCTAGACTCTTCTGCTGCTTCGGATGGTGTATGAGACTCGAATCTACTCTTCTTCTTTTCTCTCTCTAATTGAGACTCTGCTCTCTTCAGTTCACCTTCTGCTTGTCTTCTTCTGGCTTCTGTTACACTGGCAGGAACATTAGATAAAAAACCACCAACCTTCGAACCGAGTATAGTATTGAAGAGAGATGCACCACGTTGGCTAGGATCACCACCGGGGGAAAGATTTGAAGAAATCTTTAATCTTGCATCCGCAATTTTCTTTTCTAATTGTTCGATTCTATCTGACACTTAATTTACCCTTTTGCTTGTTCCATCTTTTTATTTTGATCGTCTATATGTTGTACTAAAAGACTTGTATAAACTTCTCTCTCCCATGGCATCATATTTTCTAACTCTTCTAGTGAATACTTGTGGTGCTGCATCATCTGGAAATTGAGTTTGTAAAATAAGACTAATGATTCATGTGAGAGAGTCAGAGAAAAAAATCACCAAGTCCCTCCAATGTTACTTCGTTCTTTTCACCACACTGTGAACATGTATAATTTACGCTATGGCAAAGTCTAGGCATTTCTGCAAAGAATTCAAGAATGCTTTCAAACTGTTGATGTGTTAGGTTTTCAATAAAACCCACCAATTCCTCTTTCTTAATGTCCTCTGCTTTAAACACATTATCACCTTCAAATATCATTTCAATACAATCTGCAATAGAGTGTAAAGAAAGATCTACACCATCAACATCTTCTTCAGTGTTTAGAGCAGGATATTTTAAAACCATACCAACGTTTTCACCAAGTTTTAATTTTTTATCTTTGCTGAGATCCCCCATTACCTGAATCTCTGACAAATTAATTTCTGTTGGGTTTTTAAATTTACACGACTTGCAAATTAGATTTGGTTCTACCGTTTCACCCACTGATTTGGCTCTAATGTTAATGAACAAGTAACATATGTCAAAAATAGGCATAGTTTCAACGTCGAGTTGTTCGTATGTACAAGAATTTACGATGTCCTTGATTGCTTTTGCAATCATTGGGTATTCTCCACTTTCGAGTGCAATGAGTAATACCTTTTCCTCTTTCACAACAAATGGGCGATAGAATACTTTTTCGCCTGTTGATGGTACATGAATTTGATATTTTGGTAGCGCAACGCTTGGTAGTTTCATAGTGTTCTCCATTTTATATTATCCAAGTAAATCATTAAAGAAATCAGAGGTGGCAAGTCCTGCTTGATCTGTTAGTTGTCCGGGGTTCAAACCAAAAGGAAGATTCAAGACGGTTCCACCGATAGCAGTTGGTTCCATGGGAATGGTTCCACCAAACATATCGTCTAGTTTTCTGTTGAGTCTTCCTCGAAGATCTAGTCGGTTGATTACACTCTGCAAGAATCCGACTTCTTCTGGTTTTCTGAATCTCCACTTTCTATACGAAAACGAAACAGTCTGTCTTTGAATTCCCTCTCGATCATCACCCAACTCAATAGGATTAACTGTCTTTGGAAAACAGTCCTCAAGAACCAAGTGGTAGATTGGTTGATCTTGCAAATCAAGTTGGGTTATTTCCATCTCGCATGAGTATGAATCCTTGTATCCCAAGTTGTTGGTTCCGGGATTGACTATTAAATTTTGCCATGAGTCGAAGAAGTTCCTCTCAAAATAATCTCCTGCAACCTTGAATGTTGCATCAACGTCACCAGCGAACGAAACCTCATATGGCATGTCATCAACAGGTCCGTGTGTTTTGATCTCTTGTGTCGAGATTGTTTTACCGGGAAGAGAAACATTTTCACATGACACTGCGAGTCTGAGATTAGAAAGTGCATCTGCCGTGTTAAAAGAAATCTCGTATCGGAATGGATATGCAAGATCTTTGTTGGTAATCATTGCCACTAGAGTGTCAACACCATTGGGTACTCTAGAACCAGTGTCTCCGAAAGGACTAATACTACCAACAAGTGGTAGATTGATACTGGTATCAATCTCTAATAAGTTGTTCTGAAAATCTGGTGGTAATATTGGCATTACTGTTCCGCACTTCCTTCTATTTCTTCTGCTAGTTTACGTCTGGAATCTGTGTATACAACGTTTCTGTTTGCTTTCTTAAATCTCTCAAGCGGAAGGTGGATTGCAAAATCCCAATCCTTCGGTGTGATTCTTAAAATTCTAGAACCAATATATCTAGTCTTATATCTTCGAATACAAGGTCGATAAAGTCTAAATTGCCTCTGAGATTTTAATGTATCATAGTTGATATTTATTCTGGCAAATTCATCCTCATCAGAACCTACCATTCTTTGTCTGATTAAAAGATAGAATCTCTCTCGGAGGTTGTTTGGTAGATAGTGCAGATTCAGACCATAGAATCCGTCTTTTGTGAAGTCCAACAAAAGCACAAGAGGCATCGTGTCAAAGTATTTTAATTTAGATGCTCCTTTTGGTAGGTAGTTAAAGATGAAAAAGTTACCCCTCCTCTTGTATCCGCTCTTTTGAATAATTCTTGACGGATCTCTTAGGAAGGTTTCTTCTGGGGTAGCATCAGTCTCATCAAACAACTGTCTTGCAAGACTTCTAAACCAAGACATGGCTTGCTGGGATCCTCTTGGAATTCCAGTATCATCAAACAGTTCATCCAACGCATCGAAGATGTTTTTTCTTGCGAGGACTGCATCTGGATTTTCTAGGATTCTGCTTTGTTTAGCCATATAATATGTATACTAAACTTATGGAGCCAGGGTTTCGTCTGTCATAATTTTAAATTTCCAACCCTTGTTCTCGGCGTACTCTGTCGCTGCTTTCCATTTCGCCGTATTTACACCCCATGTTTTAACTTCGTTCAGGTATGTTCGTGTTTTCTTTTTTGGTTTCTTCGGTTCAGAACATTGTTTTTTTGGTTTAACTTCTATCAAAAGAGTCTCGGTTAATCCTTCTTTATTTCGCAACTTAACAATAAAGTCTACATAGTAACGATGCATTCTATTATCAACTGGAGATTTATAAGGGACAATTACTTCTTCCGAACCCCATTCTAATATATTTTTAGAAGAGTCGCAATACACCATGAATCGCCTTTCGAGAAGACTACGATAAATTATATTGGTTGGGTTCCCAATATATTTTTCTGGGTGTTTTGGTTTATATCGTCCTTTGTATGCCATATATAATATGTAGTTCATTTATAGAGAGGAACTCGCATGTCAATACCCGGAATGAATTTACCCGACTTTGGTTATTTCGGTCCACTGGACAATATCAGACAGTCAAACCAAGAATCATATCAGCCTACTGCAAGAGATTCTGTTAAGAACCTTACTTCAGACTACTTTGGAAACATCAGTGGTCTTGATCGTTATAGTACAGCAGACAGACTAGAATATCCTATATCTCTTGGTACAGAAAAACATACACATATGGTTGTATTTCATATTTACTCTGATATCGAGGCAGGAATAGATGGACTAGATCAACAAACAATAACCGATGCTAGAGAGGCTGAATCTAAAATATTCTCTGGGGGTTTAGCGGGTGGTGCAGGTGGTGCAGCAGGAGGATTTCTTGGATCCCGGGCTCTTGCAAAATCAGGAAGGTTGGGTAGATACGGAGGTGTAGTTCAGTTCTTATCTACTCTCGGAGGAGCATGGGGTGGTTTTGAAGCAGGACAGGCTGCATCAGAGGCATTTAGTCTAACCGAAAACCAATCAGGTGCTTTGCAGTCAGTTGCAGATGCAGAAGCAGGAATAGTTAATGATTTCTACGAACAGTCCGAACAGATCTTTGAAGACACCGGAAGAATAGCAAGATTTGGCGAGGCAAAAGTAAAATCTAAAGATACAATTGCTCTTTATATGCCTCAAAAAATTCAACAACTTTCTCTGATGGAATACGAACAGCAAGATCTTTCCTTCGTACAAAATGCTATCAATGACTGGCAGGGACTTGCAGCCAGATCATTGATTACCAAGGCGCCTCAAGTTATTGACAGTCTTGCAGGTATACTTGGGTTGAATACAAACATTGATACTGCTATCCTAGCAGGGGCTAGGATCGCTCCTAACCCACGCAAACAACTTCTTTTCAGGGAACCTATATCTCGTAAGTTCGAATTCTCTTTTAACTTTTCACCGAAGAATGAAGAGGAATCTGAGAGAGTTTACCAGATCATAAAGAGATTCAAGAAACATGCATATCCTACTCTAAACAAAACATATGCACAGGGTGCGTTTTACAATTTCCCTGCTGAGTTTGAAATAGAATACCAAACTGTAAATGAATCTGGCGAAGTTGTAGAAAATGACTGGATTAATAGAATTGGTAGATGTGCCTTAAGAGAAATTAACGTTGACTACTCAGCAGCAGGTTCTTTCTCTACTTTCAAGAACGGCGCTCCTACCAATATGTTAGTATCATTAACATTCGAAGAAATGTCTCTCCTTGACTCAGATCTAGTAGAACAGGGGTATTGATAATGTACTTTAAGAATTTTCCTAAAATCATATTAGATGGTGTTACGGGTGCTACCGGAAGTTCTGTAATGGCGGTAGATATTCTCAGAAGAGTTGCTTTTTCTTCTGGGGGTAAAACTGGATCAGAATTTTTCCTAAACTATTATGTAAGAGACGAAGACACACCAGAAAGTATATCAGAAAAAATATATGGATCTCCCGAGTTCCACTGGGTAGTAATGCTATTCAATGATAAATTTGATACATTCTTTGAATGGTCTATGAATCAAAATAAGTTTGAAAATTACATCAAGAAGAAGTATCCAGGCATCACTTTATTTTTAGGATCCTCCGGGGACACATATGGTGTCACAGGATCTTTTGCAATGAATGATACCATTGTGAAAACAGATGGAACGGGAACGACTGGATGGGGTGGTTTAGTCAGAGACTTTGATCCTGTTCTAAACAAAATTACAATAACAGGTCTAGTCGCAGGAGAAGAGTTCAGTGTTGATGATACAATCAAATCCTATAATGCAAGTGGTGGAACACTCGTAAGTCAAAACGTTGGTGAAGCAACTGTTCGTAAAGTAATTACCGAATCTTCACAATCTTTACATCACTTCGAAAATTCTGGATCTACATTTAGCGGATATGATGATGTTGGTGGTGGTTATGAAACCACTAAGGTGTGGTTGGATCCTCTTTCCAAATATAATGGAACGACACAAATATCAATGGGATCTGGTGGAGTTACATATGGCGAAACTCTTTTATATTCGTATGTAGAAAGCGGATCAAGCACCTATGTCGTAACAGACGTAAAGAATGAAGAAAATAAAAACGAAGAAAAACGAAAGATATCATTGCTTAATCCAACTTTCTTAGATCAAGTTGTTAAAGAATTTAAGACACTGATTAACAGGAGATAATTATGTTTGAGGATATTATATCATCTCCTAATACATCACCGAGTGCAAATCCAGATTCATACTTAAGAATGAACGACATTCGTTTAAGAGATATCAGTATAGTATCTCCCAACGGAACTGACATGAGTATAATGAATCAATATGCCATTTTTCAAATTAGTGAAGATATATTTCAAAATAATATTTCCGGTGTAGTTTCAAACATTGATGCATCTAACATTGTCGCAAACTTCCCCCTAACAGGAGAAGAATTTTTGATGATCACTTTTGCTACTCCCGGTTCCGGTAAAGAAATAGAACTAGCATTTCTTATAGACAAAATCATCGACAGAGCGCCTCTTAGAAATAATCAATCTCAGTTTTATGACATACACTTTGTTTGTCCTACTTTTGCATGTAATCTATTCTCAAGTGTTTCTAAATCTTATACGTCCAGTATATCAAATATAGTAAATGATATTTTTAAAAATCACTTAAATGCTGGAGGAAACCAAACAAGAAAAGAATTGGTGACAAACGAAAAAACCTTCGGAGAAACAAATATAATAATACCATCATGGAATGCCTTGACATCTATCAACTGGCTTTCTAGAAGAGCGGTATCAGATGCAAACACAAAAGTTTGTGATTATCTATTTTACCAAGATCTTGATGGTTTTCATTTCAGATCCGTAAGTTCGATGTTTGAGGGTGAACCTATGCAGACTTACATATATGGAGTTGACAACTCTAAAGATTTTATTAGAGAAACACCTAACTCTGAAATTGACATGGAAAAATCATTTCAGAACATAAGAAAGATTTCTGCTGGGGGATTTGATCGAAGCAAGGAAGTTATGAAAGGAACCTTTTCTTCTAACATTCTTATTCATGACATGATTACTAAATCATACGACACCGTTGAATATAATTACATGGAAGATTTTGACAAGAAACCAAGTTTAAATGGCAGTCCAATAATGCCTAAGAACAATATGTACACAGACAAGACAAACTCAAGAGATCACTTTGTTCCTAGCCATTTAAACTTATACGGGGAGCCTTCTGGTAGCGAAGAAAATAGCGGAAACGATGACGTTCAAAATTGGTTACTGAGACACGATGCACAGTTGTGTCTCTTAGAATCAAATCATATAGAGATTGAAGTTGCAGGCGACACTTCTAGAAGAGTAGGCGATAAAGTCTTTGCATTAGTAAATTCATTCGAAGGTTTAGATCAACAAGGAAGAGTTAAAAACGACAATATGATAACAGGAAATTATGTTGTGACAAAAATTAAACACACCATTCATAAATCACGTGGTCACATGATGCAAATGAAATTATGTAAGGAATCAAATATGAACCCAACTCCACAAAATCTAACTATGGATTCTAACGTACTTCCAAGCGGAACAGGAAATATATTATCATGAGTTTTATGGGTACAGATGGTTTTGTTTGGTTTCAGGGAGTTGTGGAGGATAGAGCAGATCCTCTATTCCTTGGTAGGTGTAGGGTTAGATGTCTTGGATATCACACCGAAAATAAAACAGATATACCTACTGAAAGTTTACCATGGGCGATGCCTATTCAACCTGTAACTTCTGCTGCAATTAGCGGAATAGGACATGCACCAATAGGGCCTGTCGAGGGGACTTGGGTTGTGGGGTTTTTCCGTGACGGTTTGAATTGTCAAGAACCAGTTTTCTTTGGGACATTAGGTGGAATTCCTCCGGAATCTCCGAACACCGGAAAAGGATTCAACGATCCAAACGGCGTATATCCAAAACAGGAACTCCTGAAAGAGCAAGACACCAACCGACTTGCGAGGGGTTTGACTGCGGACACAATCGTACAGTCCAAGATAGAGGCAGCAGGAGAACACAAAGAACATGCTACCGCTAACGAAGCCGGAGATCATAACTGGGCGGAACCAGAAACTCCCTTTGATGCAAAGTATCCCAAAAACCATGTATATCAAAGTGAAAGCGGTCATGTTCAAGAATTTGATGACACCGAGGGTGCGGAGAGAATTCACACATACCATAAAGCAGGTACGTTTGAAGAGATTCATCCAGACGGAAGTAAAGTTATAAAAGTTATAGGCGATGATTACGAATTATTGCTTGGTAAAAAGTTTGTTCACGTTTCTGGTAATGCAAACATTCTCGTCGATGGACAAAGCACATTCTATGTAAAGGGTGACTCTGATATTCAAGTGGATGGTAACGTGAAACAGGTGGTTGGTGGAAATGTAGAGCAGGAAATAACGGGTAACGTCGAACAGGACATAACAGGAAACTTTAAAGTTGACGCAGCAACCATAGAGATGAAGTCTAGTGGTTCGATTAACATAGAGACAAACGGTAACATGGTACTCAAGGGTACGGCGGGTATCGATCTAAACTAGGAGTAAATATGCCTAAATCACCCATATCAAGAACATCAGATCCTACTATACCTTTCGCTGCATTTGCTACTTTGGGTGCGACAAATGTTCGCGTCGGTGGTCAACCAGTCACCTTAGCAAACTCTCCGTTGACTCCTCACGGAACTCCCCCAAAACCTGGCATCATGATGCAAAGTTCGATTACAGTAAGAGCAAACGGACAAGGTATTGTTAGACAGGGAGATGTCTCTTCAACAGGCGAAAGTGCAACGAGTGGTTCGCCTCTAGTAAAGGCAGGAGATTGATATGGGAATTCTACCAACAGACGGATGTACAATTGATTCGGTAAAACTCACAGACGAACAAAAGTCTGTAATGAACCAAGTGACAGCAGGAAATGCCTTTGTCAATCCCGACGAATCTAGTGTTCAGGGAGCAAGTGCATCAACATCTACCACCATAACACTGATTGCGGGTGCAGTAACTGCTGGTATTTTTGGTACACTAACAACAGCATTAAACACCTTTAATGGAAATCTTACATCATATCTTACACACAGTAACAGATTGTCCGGAGTTGTCTTGGGTGCAACTGGACCTAGTGCTGAACCCGGACTCGTTGGACTTCTAGGTGTTGCAAAGTCATACAATTCTATTTGCGAGTCTGTTACTGGAGGAACCAAGGACAACTTTAGTCCAATCTTCAATAGTATTCTTGGACCCGGATCTTTCAAACTAGGAAGAGCAAAAGACATAATTGACAATCAAATCAAAACCTTCGTTGAACGTGAAAGCAGTAGAGGTGCATCCAGCGATTCGTTTAATGCAGAGTTGGCAACTCATGTTACCAAGGTTAATTCTTTGTCAACCGATATCTCTGGACTGATCGTCACAGATAATGCGTCATATGAAACGGCAACAAACACGGTTAGAAATTACAACATAGGAAATGCATTGATTTCTGGTTCTTCAGATCCTTGCTTCACCGGAAAATTAATAGACAAAATTGCTTCTGTGTCAATGAAAGAAAAACTAAACGGCCTGTGATAATATGATACATAGGATAAGGAAAATAACTATATGGACACTACATTTTGGTTTGAATTAGGGGGAGTTGTCGCAGGTATTGGTGCTGGAGCAATATCAGCAGTTGTTTTCTTGATGAAGAAAAGAAAAATTAAATTATTATCTCCTATAAATTTAAAGATGCCAGAGTCGTGTAATTGGGATGTACACACACAACTCCACGAAACACTCACCGAGTTACGAGTAAAAACTGATTGTGCAAGAGCGCAAATAGTACAGTTCCATAACGGCGGCGAGTTCTTAAATGGCGTTTCGATGAAGAAACAGTCACTCACCCACGAGTCACTGAGGAAAGGCGTTTCCAGCGAACGGGAGGTCAAACAAGATCTAATGCTGTCGATGTGTATCGATGGACTCACATTAGTTCTTGAAGATGATGCCCACATATACATGGTATCTGATCTAGAAGATTCTTGGTGTAAGCAGTTCATGGAAAACAGCAACACCGTAGCATTTTCGTTCTTACCAATAAGAAAAAACAATCAAGCAATAGGATATGTTATGGCGCAATGGTGTAGTATGTCTAAAGCAGATGGTATTGACGAGGAAATGTCGATTGAGTGGATGGAAAGATCACGAAAAATTATAGAAGTTCAACTAGGGCACCAATTAAACAAACACCGATGAAACAACGGCATAAATAAAATATGGCAGGACAATCAAACAAATCACGATATAAAGACATAGACTTGGATTTCTTAGCACATCCTGTCACTGGCGATGTCGTGCAAAAATCAAACAAAGAATCTATCAAACAATCTGTTAAGAATCTAATATTGATGAACAAATTTGATAAACCTTTTCAACCTCAAATAAGCGGCAACATCAGAAATCTGCTCTTTGAACCAGACACACCCCTAACAAAAATAGAAATGAGGAAGTCTATATTTGATGTTATAAAACGATATGAACCTAGAGTTAAACTTATAGATGTAAGAATTCTTCATAATGTCGTGCAAAATTCATATGGAATTACAATCAAATATCAAATAATAAACTCACCCCAAGTTGAAGACTTGACGCTAACGATGGAGAGAATCCGATGACAAACTCAAGAAAAATTGAAATCAATGATTTAGATTTCTTTGGTATCAAAAATAATCTCAAGTCATACCTAAGCGGACTTGATGAATTCAAGGACTTCAACTTCGAAGGCTCTGGTACTTCTATTCTTATGGACCTTTTGGCGTATGTAACTCACTACCAAGGTTTCTACAATAACATGGTAGCAAATGAAATGTTCCTAGACAGTGCAGTAAAGAGAACTTCAGTCGTTTCCCATGCAAAGTCATTAGGATATACTCCAAATTCATCTACTACATCGTCGGCATTAATTGATGTTACAATCAACAACGCAGATTCAAGCACCACCTATCTTACTAAAAGAACAAAGTTTATTGGTGCAAAGGATGGTGTCTCTTACACATTTTCCAATCCAGACGCAGAAGAGTTTGAAGTATTAAACAGTACGCAAAAGATTGCCAGGAACGTTAGTGTAGTTGAAGGAACGTGGAGAAATGCTTCTTTTGTTGTAGACAGCAATCTTTCAACACAAAGATTTATCATTCCAGATAAAAATGTAGATACCTCTAGACTAACAGTTAATATTCAAACATCCATAACAAATACTTCAGGGTATGCTGATACATGGACTGCTGTTTCGGACATAACTACACTCACATCAACGAGTAAAGTATACTTCATACAAGAAACAGAAGAAGGACAGTATGAAATATATTTTGGTGATGGAATATTGGGCGCGGCAGTTGCAGATGGAAATTTAATTGTCGTTGACTATATCGTAACCAACGGTACAGAGGCAAACGAAATAGGAAGTCAAGACGCAGAAAATTCTAGATCTTTTAGTTCTAGTCTATCAAACGTTGCCGATATTTCTGTAGTCACATCATCTAACGGAGGGAAAGGTAAAGAAACTTTAGACTCTATTAAGTTCAACGCACCAAAAGCATTCCAATCGCAGAATAGAAATGTTACTACAAACGACTACAAGAGTTATATTGAAACGAACTACTCTAATGCGAGTGATGTATTTGTGTGGGGTGGGGAAGACAACAACCCTCCAGAGTTTGGAAAAGTATTTGTTGCTGTGAAACCAACAAACTCTACTGTGCTTAATAACGAAGAAAAAATTAGTCTTCAAAACTTAATTAAGAATCAAAACGTAGTTAGCATAATACCCGATGTTGTAGATCCAAACTACATTTATATGAAAGTAACTTCTAAGGTTTTCTTTAATTCGGATCAAACAACAAAAAGCAGTAATGATTTAAATTCATTAGTGGTTGCAAAAATTCTTGCTTATAAAACAATTTCGTTAGAAAAGTTTTCTAGAAACTTAAGATATTCTAAGTTTGTAAGAGAGATTGATGATACCGATCAATCTATTATTAGCAACGAAACTTCTTTAGTTTTAGAAAAACGTTTAACACCATCCATCGGAAGAGAAGCGTCTTATACCGTTAAGTTCGAAAATCCTTTATATCATCCAATTGCAGGATACCAGTCAGTAGTCAATTCTTCACAATTCTCATATACCAAATTAGACGGATCGGTATGTGATGCACACATCGATGACGATGGAAATGGAAAAATAAGATTATATGAACTCGTCAATGGAGTGAGAACATATATTTCCAACAACATCGGTAACGTAGACTACGAAACAGGAACAATTTCAATTGAAAAATTAAATCCAACTTCAATCGATGATGGTATTTTAAAAATAGAAGTTGAACCTGCAAACAAAGACATTCTTTCTGAGAGAAGTTCTATATTAGTAATTGATTCAGGCGATCCAACCGCAATCGTGGTTACAGTAGAAGAATATGATCCATATAGCACTACAATATCCCAATCAAGCGTCGAGTTGACATCTAGTACGTCTTCTACTACGAGCAGTTCTTCGAGTAGTTCATCAAGCAGTTCTTCGAGTAGTTCTTCGAGTAGTTCATCAAGCAGTTCTTCGAGTAGTTCATCCTCGTCCGGAGGATATTGATAAATGCCTTTTTTGATATTCGAAAGTGCTGGTAGTCAAGGATCAGATCAACCGTCTCAGGTTGTGACTTTATTAACACCGGATGACGATAGGATTGAAAATCCCATCTCTGCTATTATATCTGAATATCTTCCTAATTTCATAAAAGACAACCACTCTGGATTTGTAACTTTTGTAGAGGCTTATTATGAATGGATGGAGAAAAAAGAAAATCCATACGGAACTTCTGCCACTCTAATGGACACAATGGATGTAGACAGAACTCTAGATTCTTTCATTGATTATTTTAAACAAACATATCTTCATGATTTTCCTAAGACATTCGCTACCTCGGTTTCAGGAAATAAAGTAAATCAGAAAACAGTTCTTAAAAATATAAACGATTTCTATAAGGCAAAAGGGACAGAGAAATCTTACAATCTATTGTTCAAGATTCTGCACGATAGTGATGTATCTTTTTACTACCCAAAAGAAGATTTGATCAGAGTTTCTGATGGTAAATGGGTTGAAAAAAATACAATCAAGATTACCAGTAAAAACGGAACCTCTAACTTTTCAATGAAAAATCGTGTTGTTCAACAGATTGATCCTTCTTTGAATGGCGCAGTGACGGCTTACGCTAACGTTGACAATGTTTATCAGTACGAGGTCAATCAGTATAAAATTACAGAGTTATTTTTAACAGACATAAACGGATCATTTAACCAAGGATCTGATATAAGATGCACATTAAGTGACGGTCAGGAACTCGTCGAGAAAATTTATGCTGTTCCCTCAAACGTGACAATTCAAAATGGAGGAATTGGTTATAAGTCAGGCGATCAAATTGAAATTGATACAGCAGCAGGTGACTTCATCTCTGGTTCGGGAGCGATAGGATCTGTTACCAGAGTATCAAATACTGGTATCATTCAAAACGCACAGATTGATAACTTTGGTGTAAACTACATATCCAACAATCCAGAAAACACACTACCAGTAAAATTCATATCTGGATCTGGTTATGGTGCAACTGGATATGTTAATCTTGATGCCCTCTGCGAATATCCTGGCTATTACGCAAACAATGATGGTAAGATTAGTTCTAACAAGAAAATTAGAGACAATGATCTATATCAAGAATATTCTTATGTGTTAAAAACAGAAATATCTTTAGACACATATAAAAATCAAATTAAAAAACTTGTTCACCCAGCGGGAACTAAACTTTTTGGAAATATTTCCATCATAGATACAGTCTCCACAAGCATCCCGTATAGTACACAACTAAATCAAAAAATAAAACCAGTAATCGGAAGGTACGCACCGTATACATTTGAAACTCAAGATAGTCTCAGAGGAGCAACCGGATCTGGGAGTGAAGTAGATCTTTATCCGAAGGGATTCAATCCCGGTGCAACATCACCCAACCACTGTCTAGCAAATACTGGAGGAAGAATTGGAATTGAATCCACCGGAGATGGTGGTTTCACTGTTGGATCCTTCAGAAATGGAGAGGGGTTCACTGCTGCCAGTGGTGCGACTGGTGTAGTATTTGGTTGGCATAGAAACAGTGCGACCGGTGGTGCTTTACTTTTATACACCGCTGCCACAGGAGGAACTCTTGGATTTACCTCCGGGGAAACCATAACAGCAACTGGTGGAATGACTGCCTCTGTTACAAGCGTTCAGTTTGGAAATGGAACTGTATATGAGTTTGATTCTCATGTTCATGTAACAGGCGGGGCGGCACTTACAGCAGGTGCGACTGCTTATGGTGCAACTGCATATTGGGATGTTCAAAGTTCTCCTGTTGCTTCCTCATCATCATCCCAAGTCATAACCGTTCAAACTTTTGCAACCACATCCGGATATACAGCGGGTTATGATTTTACCATAGGAAACGTGGTTACTCAGAATTCTGTTAGTAGAGGAATTGTGAAAGATTGGATTCCAGGCGCTTCTGGATCAACCAGCAATACTTTAAAAATACAGTTAACCTCTGGTAATAATTTTTCAGCAGGCACTATAAATGAGATAGATAATAGGACGGGAAGTATTTCTGTATCGTATGCGGTAAGTGGATCAATGACAGAAGAAACCACTTTTAGAAATAAAGTAAAACACATAAAACTAGAAGACTTCCTTCGACAATCTGCCTCTTACCAATACCACAGCGATCACGGATATACCATCTAGGAGATAATAATGGCATCTGATGCAATGACAAAATCTTTCTCTCTTACATTTGCCTCTGACTTGGCAAATGAATTTGACAACGATAACGCAAATCAATATTTCATCTATTTTGGAAAAGTTGATACATGGGAAAATGCACCATATTCATCTGCAAGTGCATCCACTCCTGCGAGCAATGTAGATTCTGTCGATAGATCAAACTATGCGAAAAGAGACACTGTTGCCGCTAAAAGAATTTCTTCTAGAAATATTTACCATCTGATTCCTAGAAACAACTGGACTACTGGCACCGTTTATGACGAGTATGATCACACAGCAGAAATGTTAAGCACCTCAACTGTAAAGACGTTTTTCGTTTACACATCTACTGGAAACGTTTATATGTGCCTTGATAATGCAGGAGGTTCTGAATCTTCGTTTGAACCCGATCATACTATAACATCTCAAGTGTCATATAGCGATGGATATGTTTGGTTATTTATGGGTAAGGTTTTAGAAGATGCAAGAGATTTTATAACTGAATCTTTCGTTCCGGTTCAATTTGCATTAGACAATTCAGAAAATATATTAAATCAATGGAATGCACAACAAGCATCAATAGACGGTGCTATTACAAAAATTAAAATAGAAGTTCCAACATCAGGACTAACTGCTGCCGCATGGGTGAAATCTTCGGCAAGTGCAACCACTTCTTCTGGTTCGGACGAAGAAGTAGGTGCGAATTCATCAGTGGGTGCTACAACAATTACAATATCATCCACCGACAGCAACGTAGATGATTATTATAATGGATATGCAATTTACATTAGCAGTGGATCTGGCGAAGGACAAAGAAGAGTAATTACAGATTATGACGGAGCAAACAGAACGGTTACTTTCGCAACTCCACTTATTGCTCCATTGAATGTCTCTCTCGGAGGTGTTCAGGGAAGTAAATACAAAATTATACCAAACCTAGTCATCAACGGAGATGGTGTTTCTGGTGAGGCGATTCCTACATTAAATTCTCAGTATGAAATCACAGACGTTACCGTTTTAAATCGGGGAAGAGATTATACCATTGGAGAAATTGATGTTTATCCCAAATCAGTTTCCGGTGGAAACATAGGAACGAATAATATTGCCGGACCTACATTCTCTGTTGTAATTCCTCCTGTTGGTGGACATGCAAACAACATCCTAAAGAGTTTAGGTGCAAACAAAATTATGATAAGAACATTGGTAAAAGGAACCGACACCAATTTCAACACCGCACAAGACTATAGACAGATTTCCATCGTAAAAAATCCATCTTTGCTTGGTGGTACTAATGATGGAAAAGTAGCGGGAACTGAAATTATAAGAAGAAAGCAACTTAGAGTTGCAAAACCATACTTCATGACAAACAGTTTTAACGATTCTTCTTTTGTTGCAGGAAACTCTGTAATGGGAGAGAATACAAGAGCAACTGGTAAAATTGAAAAATGGGTTAGTGATTCCGATGGTTCTGTAGGTACTCTAGAACTTTCAAATTTACAGGGAACGTTTGATATCGAGGATCCCGCATCCACCCTTACCAGATTAGTATTTCCCGAGGATTCCACCGGAAACACTGGAGATTTTACTGTAGGTAATGTAGTCAAACAAACTACCTCGGGAGTAGTTGCAGAAGGAAAAATAATTTCTTGGACTGCTCCCAGTGGAGGTCCATATGAACTGGTAGTAAGAGTAACCTCAAACTCGTTTACCACCTCAACAATTGACTTGAACAATAAAGTCATAGAATACAACTCAACAGGGACAACTACGACAGGTGTTGATTGGCTCAGCACTACTGTAGTAGAGAGAAAGATGGGAGAACTAATCAAGCACTTCTCATCAACGGATGGAAACACATTCGAATTCAAAACTTTCCCAACATCAAACGGATATCAAAACATAGCAAGAGCCAACAAATTGTCAGATGTCCAAGACGAAGATACTCTGGAAAGATCTTATAGATTAACCACCCAAATGGTTCTAGAGGATAGTGGATCTGCTTTTGATGCAAACAGTTTTACGAAAGACGCTACGTTTTATCAGGTAAATTATGAAGCAACGGGTATAACAGGAAATATTGTCACAGGTAAGATAGTGGATTGGTCGGCAACTAACGGATCAACAGGAGTTATATCTCTCAATGATGTTAGAGGTTCTTTTTCAACCGGAGGTTTCTCTGGATCTGCAAACCACTCAATTACATCAATTTCTCTACCAGAATTAAAAATAGGCTCGGGAGAAGTCTTATACATAGAGAATATAAGACCTGTTACTAGAGGAATCGAACAGGACGAAGAAATTAGGATCATAATTGGATTTTAGGAGTAACTCTTAATGGTTTACAGTTCAACACTTTTTAACACAGATCCTTATTGGGATGACTACGACGAGGAAAAGAAATTCCTTCGTATGCTTTTCAAACCAGGTCGAGCAGTACAAGGTCGTGAATTAACCCAACTTCAGACTATTGTTCAAGATCAAGTCAAACGATTTGGTGATCATGTATTTAAAAATGGATCTAGAGTTCTTGGCGGAGAACTTACAAATCAAGACGTTACATTCTTAAGAGTATACACCACCGAACAAGTAAATTCCACAGACTTAGATGTTCAATCTCTAATCGGAACAGATATTGTAAACAATACTGCTCTGGGTAATGACACAAGAAGAGCAAAGGTTCTCCACGGAATAACCGGAGGAACTTCTGACAATGACAACTACTACATCCTCATGGTTCAATATGTTGATGGAGGTGGGGATTTAGGTTCTCAGTTTGTTCCGGGTGATGTCATAAGAGGAACCACAGGAACAAACACATATGTTGCAAAACTTGGAGTTACCTCCGGAGTCTTAGCGACCGATGCTGCTACCGTGAACGGTATCACTGGTACTGCAAAACTAACTACAACTCAAAATGGTATTTTCTTTGTAGACGGTAGTTTTGTAAAAAATGATACACAATCAATTTCTCCATTCTCTTTGACTGGTGCAAGTTCTAATGTTAGAGACTTTGGTTCTCCTACCAGCAGGATTGGATTTGACATTGAGAAAACTATTGTCGAACATACCGAGGACTTTACCTTAAGAGATCCTGCCTCTGGTTCTTTTAACTATAACGCACCGGGCGCCGATAGATACAAGGTAGATCTGAAACTAGATTTTAAGAATTTCGTCAACGATTCATCTTACGGTGCAAGTGGTTTTGGAGATCCAGACTTTATCGATCTTGTTCGATTCGTAGATGGAAGCCTAAAGGCAACCACCAACTACAGTCAATACTCTGAAATAGAAAAGAACCTAGCAAGAAGAACATATGATGAATCTGGTTCATATACCACCAAACCATTTGAAATTGATATCAGAGAGTCTCTTTCAGATTTAGGTGGACCTTACAGCACCCTTGAAGGTGGTGGTGAAACTTTAGCAGCAGTTGGTTTACAGCCTGGTAAAGCATATGTGTTTGGTTATGAATATGAAACACAAGGTACACAATATGTTCTTATCGACAAAGCAAGAACAACTCAGACTCTAACTTCGCAACCAGTTAATGATGCAGTTTATGGTCAATATATTAAAGTGTCTCCGAAAGCAAACATGTCTCTCACTGGAGGATTTGCTGAACTGTTAGCAACAAACTATCCTCTCGTTCAGTTGAAAGACGCTGGAGGAGTAACCGGGGATGCTAGAGTTCGACAGATCATTCCTAACAATGACTTCGGAACTTCTGGTATGACGGCGATTTCTCAAACATACAACATGTATATGTTTGATATCAACCTAAACGGAATCACTGCATTCGGTAACGTTACTACTGTAGGAGAAACCAGCCTCGGAGCAGGAAGTCTAACAGCAGGATTTGTGATTGGTACAGGAGGAACTGCTGGAACAGCCGGGGGTACTGGTGGAACAATTCTTTTCCAGCCAGGATTCAACACATCCCTATTCCCACTTCCCGTTGGAAACTCTATTAATAGTGTTTCAGATCTAACTTATAGAATCTATAAAGGGTTTACCTTCTCGACATCTGACGCAACAACAGTTACCACGGTTTCCTCTGGTAGCGATGCAATGACTTTTGTGGGAACAACAGATTCAACAGACAACGACTCATATTTCCCCGCAGATAAAAGATCCTTCTACACTTTAATCTGCGACGATGGGGGTGAAAACTCAAAGGGTAGAACTGGTGAAAGAGTTTTGACTGATACCATTCAGTTTAAGCCAGCGGCAGACAAAAAGTCAATTGAAATCGGTCACGCAAGCACAGCAACAAAGCAACTTGCGCCTGGTAATTATACTCTCATTACAACAATAGATGTCGCCTCTCCTTTCTTGTATAGAAAGAAAACAAAGACGACAGGAACAACTTCATATTCTGTAGACAACGGAGCATCTGTTAGTCTTTCTGGAACAACCGGATCATATTACGCTGCTTTATCCCATATCGACATTTTAGATATTACTAGCGTTGTGGATAACAACAATACAGTTTCGAATGCAGTAGGTTTACCAGCATCTGATGTGAAGGATGCATTCTTGCTAGACACCGGACAGAGAGACAACTACTATGACTTTGGTAGACTGTACTTGAAACCAAACTTAGGTGTAGATGCAATTACTGGCGATATAAATCTAACAATCAACTACGACAGATTCTCTCACTCATCCGGAGAAGGACCATTTGTTGTTGATTCATATACACACAGCACTTCCGGTTTCACCTTCGACAACATTCCTCTCTATGTTAGTCCCAAGACCGGTAAGAGTTTCTCTCTTAGAAACTGCATTGACTTCCGAGGAACAAAACAGTCTGATGGTACGATCAAACCAGACGGACTTAGTATCAAGAGTTCATCTGACTTTAGAGCAGATTACACACACCACCTTTCTAGGGTAGATAAGATTGTTCTCACCAAAGAACGAAAGTTTGATGTAATTAAAGGTATCCCGTCACTGAACCCAGTAACCCCTCCCGATAGAGCAGACGCAATGACACTATATGTCATCACAGTTCCTGCCTACACATATAATATTGATGACATCTCCACCAAGTATATCGAAAACAGAAGATATACAATGAGAGATATTGGAGCAATCGAAAAGAGAGTAGAAACATTAGAATACTATACCAGTCTATCTCTACTCGAACAGCAAACAGAAAATAGATCTTTTGCTGATGCGGATGGTAATGACACATTCAAGAATGGCATCTTGGTTGACGCATTCAGAGGACACTCTGTGGGTGATGTACTAAACTCTGACTATGATTGCTCAATTGATTTCGAAAATGGTCACCTAAGACCTCCATTCATTGCTAAGAATGTAAAATTAGACAATCACTCCAACTCTGGAATAACAATATCCCCAGATGGAATTGCAACTCTAAACTACGAAACAAATCCACAGTTTGTTTGGCAACCATTTGCGAGTGATTGGGTAAAAGCAAACCCATTCAATGTTCCAAACTTCATGGGACACTTAGAATTCACCGATCCGTTTGATAACTGGTGGGATGAAAACTACAAACCAACAGTTAAGATTAACAGCCAAGGTGAAAATGATCGATGGAAGGTTAAAAACGAAAACACTTCCTATGGGTTTGGTACTCAATGGAACGATTGGGAAGTACTGTGGTCAGGAAGAAATATCACAGAGAGCGATCTTTACAGTGATCGAGGTAGAGACTTCTTAAACAACATCACTACTGCCGATCTTAGTAAAAATATCGAACAGAGAATGGCTATTGCTAATGATGCGTCAATTAGATCTACTGAGACTATTAAAAATAGTCAAGGAAGAACAGGAATTCGCATTAGAAAGTTACCACAAAGACTTGAGAAACTGGTGAACGACAGAATCGTAGATGCTAGTGTTACCCCCTACATGAGATCCAAGACTGCAACTTTCAGCGCATATGGACTCAAACCAAACACAACATTCTATCCATATTTTGATGGTGATTCTGTTTCCTCACATTGTGGTCCTAACGGTGGTGCATCCGGTGAAGCAATTGTCTCCGGACCAAGCGGTGATATTGAAGGTGCATTCTTCTCTATTCCACTAGGGACGTTCAAATCAGGAGAGAAACTTTTCAGGCTAACAGATAGTTCTACTAACACTCTGTCTGAAACAACAACAGCGGCAGATGCCATTTACTATTCAGCGGGTACTGTTGATCAAAGAGATGGAACTTTGGTTTCTACACGACCGATCACTACAAGAAGACAAGTAGTAAATGATGATGCTATTGTAAGAGATGCTTTTGATAGAGACATTTACTACAACACAGTATCAAACAACCTCTGGTTAGATCCCCTTGCACAAACATTCACTGTGAGTTCAAGTGACTTTGTGGATGGTGTGTTCTTAGACAGTATAGATTTATTCTTCCAACGAAGATCTGTCAACGTTCCCATCACTCTAGAAATTAGACCTACCATCAATGGATATCCACATCTTTCAAAGGTTCTACCTCTTTCTAGTGTATCACTGATCCCAGAAGAGAGTGAGATTAGGGAAGACTTCCCAGAAGCAAGCACTTACACTAGATTTAATTTTACCAGTCCTTTGTATCTAACACCAGGCGAATATTCGATTTGTATGAGGACAAGCAGTCAAGACTATAATTTATATAAAGCAACCATTGGACAAAATGATCTAAACAGTGGTGCTTATATTTCAGAACAACCTGCAAGTGGATCCTTATTCGTTCCTCAGAATACAGGAATTTCTACAAACAATCCGTCTGAGAGTTTAATGTATAGAATAAACACATGTAAATTTGATCTGTCTGGTAGCATTGAAACCAGAATACTAAGTTCAGAGTTTACCAGTGAAAGTCTAACAAACTCAAAGGTTGACAACTTCAAGGTAGTATCAGGAGAACATTCACCAAGAAGCACTACAATTGGCAACAGAGTGAATCTGGGGACAGTTCTTTCTAACACAGACATAATTACAAATGAAAATATTTACTTAGAATCTCCTGCCACACTCACCTCTAATTCAGATTTCTCTTTGACTTCTGTTTTGAGTTCGAGCAATGTTAATGTTTCGCCTGTAATTGATCTGAAGAGATTAGATTTTGTTTCGGTAAACAATGACGTAAACAATAGCACGGACACTTCTACCAACGGAGAACTTAACTCCAGCGCCAACTCTTCAGACAGTTCTTTGTATGGATCAGGAACAGACAACCCGAATTCGACTGCTGGTGCGGCAGGTAGATATATTACCAGAAGAGTTACCTTGGAAGATGGTTTCGAATCCAAAAACTTCAAGGTAATCATGTCGGTGAATAAACCATCAGAAGCAAATGTTCAGGTGTTTGTTAAACCACTTGGTGTAGACGACGCAACACCGTTTGAAGAAGTTTCTTTCACTCAGATGACTTCCGATTCTGCAATTCCAAATTCAGCAAATGACTATGACTTCAATGAAGTAGTATTTTCTCTGTCCTCGAACTTCACAAATCCAGTTAAGACCTTTGCTATTAAGATTTGTCTGTACAGTTCGTCTTCTACTAAGGTTCCTCTAGTTAAAGATCTAAGAGTGATTGCTCTACAAGGATAACAACATGAACGAATCAATTAAAATAGATGGAAGAGAAGATATAATAAGAGACGTTAACTCGAAGGCAATTATAAAAACCAGTCTTCAAGAAAAAGAAGTGTGGTTAAGAAAAAAAGAACGAGATAATAAAATTCTAAGCAATGAAAATGAAATAAATAAAGTAAAAGAGGAACTCTTTGAAGTGAAAACCATACTCAATGAAATCAAAGATTTTTTAAGGAAGAGTAACTAATGGGCGTTGAAGATAAAGATTACAACATACCAGAACTTGTGCTTGGAGATACATTCTTCGAGTGGATGAATGTCACCAACAATTCTATTATTACCAAACTCAATAGCATTGGTACTTATAATGCCACTGGTGGAGATGGTATTAACGTAACCACATCTTCCGCAGGTTTATCTGAAATTGAACTTGCGGATACTATTCCAAATGGAGTTACCTTTTCTGGTAACGTAATCTTTAATGGTTCTGTTACCACTGTAAATTCTACCGAACTCACTGTTGATGATTTCAATCTTGTTCTTGGTGCTACTGGTTCTGGTAAACCAGATGCATACATTGGTGCAAGTGGTGGTGGTGGTATAATGCTCATAAGAAGTGCAGGAGATACTGCATCCTTCTTGTGGAGGGGAATGACGACCGGAAGCGGCAGTTTAACTTTCAACTCCTTGGGTGTTGGGTGTTCTGGTGCATGGACATGTTCGGATTATATCAACCTAACCGGCGGAGTTGGACTTAAATCTAACGACAGCGTTTTGCGATTCAAGTCGGGTGTAAATGCAACTGGTGCTGGTGTTATGATCAAGAGCATCGGTACTGCTGGTGGACCTCACATGGCAGGCGATGTTGTATACGAATCAGAATCTATGCAACTCTCTCATATGGGAACTGGAAGCGTTTCGCATACTGGTGGTATATTCCTCGACTCTGATGGTATGGTTAGAATTTATGACGGAGTAAACAAGAAGAGATTTGAACATACAAGTCACGGATTTACTTTTGGACAATCGCTAAGACTTAACGGTACAGCATGTCAACTTGCAAATGCAAACGCAGAAGCAGATGCAGAAGTAATAGGTGTTGTTTCTGAAGTAATAAGTGCAAACGAATTCGTAGTTACCATGCAAGGTGAAGTTCGTGGTGATTTCGGTGTTGCTCTTGGTAACGCAGGATCTACCATGCAGGCAGGTTTGGTATACTTCTTGGGAGGAACTGGTCAAGTTTCCACAACAGAAATTACAACTGCGGACAAGATTAGAAAACCAATGATGATTGGTTTGGGTGCAACCTCTGCGATGGTTCTTCAATACGTTGGAGCAAAGATTGCTCCAGAGGTAGACACCGTTGCTCCTGTGATGCGAAGACTCAGTTTTATCGCCGATGGAACTAAACAATCTGGTTCAAGCAGTATCACTTGTGCAAAAATTGCAACCGGACAATATTCCGTCACACACGGATTCGGATCCTCAAACTACTCAGTAACTGTTGCAGGAAACACGACAGGTGCAGTAATCGGAACACTACTAGACAAACAGTCAAACGGATGTACGATTGGTGTATTTGGTCATGCCGGATCCGCAGTTGACTGTGCAGTAGAACTTATACTAGCAAGGGATGTAACATAATATGGCTCAAAGTGCAACACAACTAACAGGTGCGGGTCCTAGAAACGCATTTATCATGCACGGGAATGATGATAATGATGGATGCACCATCGATCAGGTTCTTGGTGTGGGCGTTTCTGCTGCAAGGACTGCCACTGGAAAATATACAGTAACACACAACATGGGTAAGACTGGATATTGTGCAGTCTTTACCGCAGAAGATGATGGTGCAGATGGTATACCTCTATGCATACGAATGTTCGGAAGATCTGGAAATACATGTGATCTTAGAATAGAAGATGATGCAGGTTCTCTGACAGATCCAGACTTTGTACACGGTGTCTTTTACGACTGATTGGAAAATAAATGGCAAACTCAGCATTCACACTTAGTAGTTCGGTTGGTACAGATGGTAAATCTATGCGAGCCACAAAATTTCAAGCCAGTCACGGATTCTCCGCTGGTAGCGTTATTCGTTATGTTCAGCAAGCAGATGGTGTAACCGGAAACTTTGCGCTTGCTCAAGCAGACGGTGGTGTAACTGCTGAAGCAGTTGGTATTGTAGAAAGCGTTGACGCAGCAGGAAATGAATTTACAGTAATTTATGGTGGTGAAATCAACACCGCGAACTTCATCTCTGTAAACTCAACTCTGGGTGTGACTGGTTCAGACGTTTGGTTCCTAGATCCGGATGTTCTTGGTGGACTTACTAACACTGCACCAACAAATAGTGGTGATATCATCAAACCAATTCTTACATTGGTTAGTGGTTCTCAAGACGACAGAGGACTTGTTACCAACTACATCGGTACACACATCGGTGGTGAAAACACCGTAAGTCTAGACTCTGTTCACCCAGTCGGTGAGATCATTGCGTTCGCAGGAAACACATCTGATGTTCCTGCTGGTTGGCAACTCTGCGACGGTAGTACACTAGATGTAACAGGCGACTATGCAGACTACTATTCCAGAGTTGGAACTAAATATGGCTACCAGATCGAACTTGAAATTGTAGACAGAGGACACAGTGGTTTTGGTGGTAAGACTGCAACCCAAACAATTTCTTCTACTGCAATTCCATCATACAT